CGTGAACGTTTCCTGTACGGAAAGCACACTCGTGCACAAAGTACGTTACAAAAGATAACAAGCCCTCATTCGAGGTTTCTTATCGTCTGGAAATGGCGGTCGATTATCGGCCGCCAATTCCGCCTCTACCCCCGGAGCTCGGTATCGAGCTACGGTTTGAGACCTTCTTTGATCGGAAAAATCCGACCATTGAAGGATCCATGTACGAGTACGTTGAAGGCGTACACGTACTGGCTACGAAGCAGATGCCATCCGCATTATTGCTTCGTAAGACCGGTTCCCCTACCTTAAAGAAGGCAGTGGAGCAGGCACAGAAGGCTGGCATACCGGTGGTATGCAAGGTTCTGAACGATCGCACAGACAAGATGCCTCTTGAATTTGCGGTCGACCCTGATAACACTGATCAGATCAATGTTACAGAGGTAGTACTTGACAGCAACGGGATCGTTACTGAAAGGTACCCTAGCACATACGAGTCGAAACGCGTAGGTGTTAGTTACCCACAGGGTAGGAGATACTCCTATCAGGTGAGTTATGAGGACCCGTTCCGTGTTATCGCGGGACGATTCCTTGCAAGAGCTCGGGGCATGGATATGCCTCAGATTCTTGTATGGCCCGGTGATGGATGTTCCATCAGCGAGTCAATCCCGGCACACCTACTGAAAACAGTAGATGGTTGGGGGGGGACCTCCGCGAACTCGCATAAGTTCACGCAGATCCTGGGTCCACACATCAAATATGGACTCCTCATCAAGCATACCTATTGGGGTAGGTTACTTGATGAACTCACGCGCAAGCCTATGAAGACGGACGCGGGAGAAGAGCTATATGTCAGGAATACACCTGCCGTAAGAGCTTGGGCAAGAATGCTGAAAGCAAGGCTTTTGGCACTATTGCAGGGCGGCCCTGATCCTATGTGGGATAAGGACGACCCTATCTATGCGAACTGGCAGCAACGGCCAGAAAAGCATAGAGCTGCCCGCTTTCTTGAGTTACTCAAGACGGTGGACGGTATCTTCTTGCAATGTTATTCAGCAGTGCCAGAAGAGAAGTGGACATGGCGAAAGTTCGAGATGTTCACTTTAAAGAACTTATCATCCCTTATAGGTGATGAGTTCTTTGATGGAGACGTCGCGGTACAGTACCACGATGCGAC